CCCGCCCTTTAACAGATGCCCGCCATACTCCGCACCTGCACCCATCGCCGCTCCGGTCAACATCCCCTTCAGGTTATGCTTCTTCGCCGTGGCCGCACCAAGACCCGCCGCCATCGCAAGGTGCGCTATCTGTCCACCCGGAACGAAGTCCAAAGCGAACGGAGCCGCCTTCAGCGCGACTTTCCCAATTTTCTTCAACGCACTCTTGAATCCCATTACACACTCCGCGCTATTTCCTGCCACAGGGAGTTGACATACGCGATTATAAGCCCCTTACCCGTGGTCATCGAGTAATCCGCGCTATTTGCCAACGCTAATCGATTCGCCGCGAGAGACGTGACGTTGTGTTTAGCCGTTATCGTCGCGCTGCCAACCACTTTGACGTATATCACCTTCACTCGACCGGTCTCCGGGGCGACGATACCAGTGAAGTTCTGCGCCGACGACCCGGTAAACAGGAGAAGACCAAATCCTCGCATATCGAGGTTGTCCACGCTTGCTGAAGGAGAAAGCAGCAAGGGGTTCACAAACACCTCAGATGATGTGATGAGGAAATGAGTCCTCTCCGTCTTGCGAGTATCGTTCATCGCCCCCCATAAGGTGTTAATCGCAGAGGACGTATACTGGCCCGCTTCCTTCTCAATCTTTTCGAAGTTCGGAGCCTCGATACTCAGGTTATTCGCCATTACTGAAACCTACGCTTCTGTCCGGGAAGAATTTGATACGCTATCTGCATCGCTTCAAAGAACCACGATGAGGTCGTATCATTTGTGCTCACCCGCAACCGCAACCCTGTCGAATGCAAATAATCACTCGAAGCGTTATGCAGTTGCGCTTTCCCCTGCGCCGTGGTGGCTCCCGTGACGAGGAAGCTCCCATCAGCGGTGACGAGAAAACTGCCATCCGCTGACAGCACAAACGACCCCTGAGGGGTGATGAGCGCCGACCCCAACGCCGCTGCGGTATCTGTCGCCTGGCCATCCAGCCACGCCACCGTTACCGTCGTCGCTGCCCCACCAGCCGCCGCACGGAACAGCAAGTCCATCCACCGCCACCGCTTCGTCGCGGTTACGGACGGTTTCCCCTGCTCATCCAGCCCATACAGCGTTTTCGTCATCCAACGAGCGTCGATAGCGCTACCACTAAAACTCGTCGTAGACGCTTTGAAGAACTCGTAGATAAACCCGCCGGTTGCAATAGCCGACTGTCCGGTGAGCAGAATCGCCGCATCCGTGGCGGATTCAAACTCACACCCGTGTGCAAACGGCATCGGAGTCCACGTATACCAAACCCCGAACCGGTAATTCCACACCACCATCGTGTCGCATTCAGTGGAGGAAGATGACGGGAAACACCAAATAGCTTGGTCATTGGTGCTGTCAATCATCGCCCAAATCTTTTTCCGGTGTTCGTAGTTGAACGACCGCACCGTATCTCGCAACGGGTGCGAAACGATAAGGTCATTCTCACCGTCGAAGATGCGAATGTCACCCAGAGGGGTGAAGTAGGCGATGGAGTTCACCGAAGTCGTCTCATGCTGCCCCATCTGGTCGGTATATTTGCTACCCGCAGGAATCCTCACCGCTGAACGACTGGAGACGCTACCTATCGACGCATTTGTCCGCGTTTTCGTCCAGTCAGTGATATCCCCGATAATCGCGCCCGTGCCACTCACCGTCCAGATTGCTTTCTCGGTGAAAACGACAAAAAGACCCTCGTAATTCCCCAACCCGCCGGTGATTTGGTCACCCACGGTTTCAGAATCCGAAAAGTCTAGATAGTTATTGGCGTAAACCGATTCCGGCAATCCCGCGTCACTCCAATACCCCCGCGTTGGGTTCGCATCCGTCCGCAGCCACCAAATCCTCGACTTATGCGGTTCACAGAAGTAAGCAATCGGTGGGGCATCACCATGTTCTTCGAGAACACGGTTTTCTAATATCGTGGTGTCGGAGTAATTGTCGGTATACGCAACCGTTAACCGCGCCCCGATAGTCGTCAGGTAGTAGAACGTCGTCCCGGTGCCCGTGGTGCGGTAAATCTCGTAACCCGTGACACTGGTGTTAGCATCAGCCGTCCAAGACAGTGACATTTGCTTCGCCACCACCTGTTTCTGCGTGCTGATAAGCGACCCGTTCTGTCGCACCCCATCTACCAGCGAAACCATCTTGTAGTAGTAGACGCCGGTTAGATTCCCGGTGTTGCCGCTATCGGTTGCGGTGATTTGCGGACTCTGGGTCAGTCCCGTAGCGGAGATAGCGCTTCCGTTATACTTCCGAGGTTGCACCACCCCATTACAGAGATAAAGGTTGTCTCCTAACTGCGCTGCATCGGGGATAAACCCCACAGACCCAGAACCCGCGTCGTAGAGAAACGTCTTCGTCACTCCGAGGTCGCTGGACTCATGCACTTCCCACTCATTAACCCCATCATCGAGGATGAAGAGAAGTTTACGAGTGATACTGCCACCAGAAGTCTTCCGATACGGTATTAACCCCCGGATTATCGCCGTAGACGCCCCGGTATCCGTGGTGTAAGCCGCCGCGTTTTGCTTGGCATACCCAGGAATGATGCCTACACGGGCAAACTTATCGATATACACATTCTGCGACCCGCCGGAAGAGAAGATATCTGGCAGGATGACAGAGTGAATACCTTCCTGTGTGCCGAGAAAGGCATCGAACAGTTGAACCTGGACAGGAATACTCATTGTTTACCAGAGCTTCACAACAGCAAGTTGTGGCAGAGCGCCAGCCACGCCATTCTCTCCATACTGCACGTTATTAGTAGTGGCTGCACCGTAGAGTTCGACGTAATCAGTAGCCGCAAGCACGGCCAAGGCGACAACTTTCCCACCGTAGAAATCGTTATTGGCGTTATTACCTTGAAAGAAGTCGTCGGAATTCAACTCGGTGGTCCCGTTCTTTTTGATAATAAGACGAGCTTTAGTTGCCGCGCCGAGCGAGAACATCTTTGAGGAGCCATAAATCAAATAAAGCCCATCGCCACCGGTCGGGATTGTGATACGACTGGTGTTAACTGCCGTCGAGTGCATTGCGCCGACATCGAACGTCTCACTGTCAAGCGTCAACGCTGTCGTGTTACCTGCCGTGACAGTTAGGGCAGTAGAGTTAGTAGCGAGACATCTTGGCTGTGTCGGGGAGTCGATAAACTGCGTTGAGTCAATCCCGAGAGCCTTCACTCCAGCGGTCGCAAGCTCCAACGCATCTGCGCCGCTCGAATACAACCCCACATCGGTATCACCAACCCCAAGAGCAGGCGCACCAACCGTGCCGGAAGGAATCGTAACCTGACCCGCACTTACCGCCACCGCCGCGCCAAGCGTCGTTGCGCCGGTCACGCCCAACGTTCCGCCTACGGAGAGGTTTCCGCCAATAACAGCGTTACGAGAGAGAAACAAATCCCGCGCTCTCGTCGCTCCCGACTTCCCGATGTCATACGCCGCATCAGTGAAGAGTAAATCTCCAGAATTCGCACTGCCAATCAGCGCAACGGTCTTTCCACTGATGCCGGAATCGGTGTTTCCAATACTGACGTTCGCCATGATTACTCCGTATGACTATGTTCGTAGCGGAGGTCATTACCGCCGTCACGATTAAACTCTTCCAACGCATCGAGCACGGCTTTGAACGTCTCATTCGCCAACGCACCTACATCAGTGATGGGGTCGCCTACACCAATTGCCAGGATACGAGTGGCGAAAGTCGCCAGAGGAAGCATCACCGCGTCATCGTAGGCAAAGGTTCCGCCTACGGTAATATCCGACGCCCGCTGAAACCCGTAGACACGAACGTAATACGTTCCGTTCGGCTTCGGTGCCCAATAGATGTTCGACCCTTGTGTCCAATACGCCTGGGGTGCCCCGGTGCCGCTGTAAGTCGTAAACACCCACGGCACTCCACGTCCCGCCGCATGTCCTCCGGTGCGCTGAACCCGCCAAATGTCAGCTTTAACATTCCCCCCGGTGCCGTCGAGAAGCTGAAGGGCGTCGATGCGAAGAAAGCCGGTCGGAAACGCCGTCGTCTCCGTGTTATTCGCCGTCGTTATCTCCGTCGTCTGCCCGCCCTTAATCTTCCTCACCGCTGCGAGGGTTTCGAAGTAGTCCTGAGCAGCGTTGAGCGCAAGCAGACCTCTAGTGACATCAGTCTCAGTCGATTGAAGCTGCAACTCCTGATTACAGAG